GAATACGCGGCGACCAGCAAGAAAAAACGCGCCGACACCAAAGCGTGTAAGCAGCACAGCGCCCAACCCAAGAAGATAGCTAAGAAGACAGCAAGGCACAGGAAATGAAAAACTCTCGTGAAACACTATATAGCAAGGGCGACAACCGTCGTCCTGAAGATACTAAAAAGTTTAGCGACGGCTATGATCGAATCTTTGGAAATACTAAGCCCAGCCGAAAAGAACGAAACGATGTTCGGGCTAGAAAGAGAGGTCCGGCTACCAATGATTGATATCGAACTAAAACGATTCGCTTATCACCCTGACGGCACACTAGGTGTCATAGAGTTCTACGGTGAGCGGTTTTATACGATAGAGCGACCATGGCTGGACAATGCTGCCAACGTGTCGTGTATCCCTGAAGGCAACTATGACGTTGCTTGGCGGACATCCCCGCGATTTGGCGAGACCTATCACATCCAAGATGTAGAGGATCGAACCTACATTCTGATTCACGCAGCAAACTTCCCTAAAGATGTACAGGGATGCATAGGGCTGGGCACTGGGTTAATGGGAGACCGAGTCGCTGTCAGTAACAGCCGTAAAGCCGTAGCGAGATTTGAGGAGCTAACGAGGGACATATCGTGGCGCTTAATCGTAAAGAATGCACCACTTGCGGCGTTGTCAAAAGTCTAGACGAGTTTCAAGCTAACGGGCGGCATCAGTGTAAAGCCTGTAAGTCGCTTAGCAATAAAAAAAGAAGCAACTCAAGTCTAGAGGGATTTTTGCAATATCGTTTAACGGGTCTTAAGCAGCGTCACAAGCAAAAGAAATACGAGGGTACTCCCATATCACTCGAGTATTTGGTGGCGTTATACGAGCAGCAGAGAGGTATTTGCGCTATTTCGCAGCTACCTATGCACATAACCTTGGATCAGTCAGACCTTTCTGTCAGTCCTGACCGGATTGATGTCACGAAAGGCTACATTGGGGGCAATGTAAGATTGGTTTGTGCCCGCGTAAATCTAATGAGAGGCGCTTTAGACGACCATGACTTTGTCTGGTGGTGCCGCGCAGTGGTGAATAGCAATGGAAATTGAAGAGATAGCCCGCAAATTGAAGGGCAACTTCCCTTTGTACGCAAAGAACATGCTGAAAATTGTCACAAAAGAGGTGGATACCCGCAGTTTTGTGTTGAATTCTGCCCAATTATACGTGCATAAAGTGTTAGAACAGCAGTTAAAAGATCAAGGAAACATCCGCGCATTGGTCCTGAAAGCCCGCCAAACCGGAATATCTACGTACACACAGGGCAGAAACTTCTGGAAAGTCACGCAAAATCGAAACGCTAACGCGTTTGTGCTGTCGCACCTTGCAGAATCTACTAACGCTATTTTTAATATGGTCCGCCATTTCTATGAAAATGTCCCGCATCCGGCATTTAAGCCGCCGCTCGCTTCTCAGTCGGCGTCAACTCTGGTATTTGACGAAATCAATTCGCGGTACCGAGTGGGAACCGCACGCTCTACCCAGACTGGACGAGGACAAACAAACCGATTCGTCCACGGATCAGAGGTTGCCTTCTACCCACAAGGATCAGACATAGTCGCAGGTCTACTACAGACCGTCGGCGGCAAGAACACTGAAGTGATATTAGAGAGCACGGCTAATGGTGCCGGTGGCTGGTTCTATGATCAGGTAATGAAGTCGCTTCGCGGCGAGTCAGAGTGGGTAACCTGCTTTATCCCGTGGTACTGGATGCCCGAGTATAGAAAAAAGGTATCGCCTTACTTCGTCGCCACCCCCGAAGAATATGATCTCGCCCAGAAATATGGATTGGACGACGAGCAGCTTTCGTTTAGACGCGCCAAGCTAGACGAGCTGGGAGGAACAGATCTATTCCGTCAGGAATATCCGAGCACCCCGCTAGAAGCCTTCTTAACGTCCGGTCGATGCTTCGTAGAAGAGACGGCGATATCTCAATGTGAGAGTAACTGCTACACCGCAGACTTTAAGGGTGACATCATCGATGGCAACTTGATCCCGCGAGAACACGGCAACTATCAAGAGTGGTATCCGCCGCTCCGAGAAGAAAGCTACGTCATCGGTGTGGATGTTGCGGAAGGTCTCGCCTACGGCGACTACAGCTGCGCCCAGATCCTAGACTCTATGGGTAATCAGGTAGGCTGCTGGCACGGACACATAGATCCTTTTGACTACGGCGCCCTAGTTGCCATGTTGGGTAAGCGGTTTAACAACGCATATATAGTAGTAGAGAGAAACAACCATGGTCTGGGCACCCTCCGAAAAATACAAGATTTAGGATATGCAAATTTATTTGTGGAGAGTTCTGTCGATGGCGCCTACGGAGATCGCTTGACAAAACGCGGAGGCTTCTTAACCACGTCAAAAACAAAACCATTAATCGTTGACAATCTCGCAACCTTAATGCGACAGGGTGAATCTGGTGTAGCGGATATTGAACTATTAAATGAGTTGCGAACGTACATCATTGATGATAAAGGGAGTTACAATTCTCAGAATGGATGTTATGATGACAGGGTGATGGCTTATGCTATCGCGCTGCATGGACTTGCCTCTATGCCGAGACCTCGGCACCGGACTATACAAAAACGCTTTAAATCGTTAGATCCTGTGACGGGCTATTAATCTATGCATGAAGATGAGTATGAAGGCGAGGAAGTAGAGTTAGACAAAGAGCCAGATGGTCTGCAAGCGCAAAGTATGCAGAGTCTGGGGACTCGTCTCGCCGGAACTTTCCAAGAATATAAAGACGCTCGTAAAGAAACAGAGAACGAGTGGCTTAAAGACCTGCGTCAATATCAGGGGATATATGAGCCTGAAGTACTCGCACGTCTAAATGCAGCCTCTGGATCTCGGTCTAAAGTGTACGTCGGCTTAACACGTACCAAAGTTATGGCGGCATATTCAAGAATAATCGACCTATTATTTCAGCATGGCGATGTTTTCTTCTCTGTAGACCCCACCCCAATCCCACAGATCGATCCCCTGAAGGCGATGCAAATGCGCCAGATGGCTATGGAGCAGATCATGATGGCGAGCGGACAAGACCCGATGATGAATCAGGACTTGGTAGCCGCAAGGATGGAGGAGCTAGAGGGAGAGTTCTTAGAGCTAGAGAAAGAAATAGCCAGGAACGCTGCTGAGTCTATGACTGTAGACATTAAAGACCAGTTAATAGAAACAAATGCAGAGATGAAGCTGAAGGAAGCATTCCTAGAAGCCTGCATCTTTGGCTCAGGTGCCGTTAAAGCGGGCACTGTGCGTATAGATAAGAAGCAAAGCTACTCTAAAATGTTGAACCCAGAGACTGGTGAGCAGAACTTTGGCTTGAGCGTTGTAGAAACTGTGGCGCCTGACGTAGAAAGCGTTAGTATTTTCGATCTATACCCCGACCCATACTGTACAACACTGGATGATTGCGATGGTTTATTCCGTCGTCACGTCCTAACAAGACGACAGATGCGCGATCTGGCTGATTTACCACAGTTTGACTCCGATATGGTTAAGTATCTTCTTAAGATTCACCGTAACGGCAACCATACTGAAGAAGATCACGAGACAACCCGACGACGAATCGCGGGTATCCACGAGAACTCTGAGTCCAATCGCTTCGTTGTTATGGAGTATTGGGGCACCGTTGACGGATACGACCTTGAAGAGCACGGCATAGAGTTAGAAGAAGGCTCAGATCTTTCTGATGATTACTCAGCATGTGTATGGATCTGCGACGGCAAGGTACTGAAGGTTATGTTGAACCCTATAAACGGGTACAAGATTCCTTATCACATCTTCCCGTATGAGCGCAGCCCGCACCAGTTCTGGGGTACAGGCGTGCCTCGCATGATGCGTGACTCTCAGGGAACTATGAATACCGCAACGCGTATCTGGCTAGACAACATGGCTTTGTCGTCAGGTCCGATGGTTGAGGTAAACACCGACTTGCTTGCAGCAGGAGAAGACCCGACAGACATCCACCCTTGGCGAGTATTTCTCCGAGAGGGTGGAGACGGTTCTATGCCTGCTGTCAGATGGTATCAGCCGGTAGCGAACGCTAATGGACTGAACCAGATTGTAGAGATATTCCGTCGATTTGCTGACGAGACCACATCACTGCCCTCGTACACTCATGGTGAGCAGACTCAAGGTCTTAACAAAACAGCGACTGGTATGTCGATGCTGATGGGTGCAGCAAACATTGCACTGAAAAGCACAATCAAAAACATTGATGACTTCCTGATTGAGCCAATGATCGAGGCTCTGTTCCACTTCAATATGGAGTTCGGGACTAACGAGAAGTCCAAGGGTGATCTACGGATCGTAGCTCGTGGCAGTACTGCACTTGTACAGAAAGAAGTACAGAGCCAGCGGTTGCTTCAATTCCTATCTCTTGTTGGTGAAGACCCCAACGGTGCAGTCAAGCGTACTCAGTTGCTGCGTGACATAGCCCAGAGCATGGATATTGACCCCGACGAAATTATTAAGACTGAGGAGCAATTAGCTCTTGAACAGCAGCAACAACAACAGTTACTCCAAGCTCAAATGCAACAGGCAGCAGTCGCAGGCGATCCTGCGGCTCAAGGCAATGCCGGAATGGGAACTCCTGCGGGACTTAATTAAAGCCCGATTCGACAGCGCCCAGTCAGCATTAGAAAGAGCAGACGAGACAAATTTTAGGTTCGAGCAAGGCAGGCTACTAGAGCTGCGTTTTATGCTTGAACTTGAGGATGCGGCAAAAGCCGTTCTAGACAAAGCGCGGACCCCTAAAAGGACATCCGCAATAGACTAACGAATATCCCATTGTGGGACTCGAAGGAAATAACAATGTCAAAGAGAAATGACCCAGCGCGACTGGAAGCTGAAGCGAAAGAATTGTACGAACAAATGACTAAAGGTAAGACTGAGACCCCAGAGGCAGATCAACCTCCAGAGGATACCCCAGAAGAACCCGAAGCGTTGCAAGTAGAAGCCCCCGATCCCACGGATACGGCTGAAGTTCAAGCGGATGAGGACACAGTAGAAGAGTCAGAACGCAGCGAGGACTCGGAACTGAGGTTGGCTTTAGAAAAAGCCGAGAAAGCGATGAAAGGCGCACAGGCGAGAATGACGAAAGCAACTCAAGAAGCGGCTGACTTGAAGCGGCAAAATGCCGACCTGATCAAAAGCGTTACTGAGTTGAAGAGTCAACTTGTGGAATCTTCAAAAGATGAAAGCAAGCTGGCACAGATAAGAGAGGACTATCCCGATCTTGCTGGACCATTGCTGGATGAGTTGAAGAGAACACAGGATGAAGTTGGTAGAGCCAAGGATGCTTTAGCCGAGCAAGAACAGAGTAAGTATCAAGAGATTCAGGAGCAGGCGCAAGCCGAGCACTTTGAGCGAATCCGAGCGGTACACCCTGATGTCGATCAACTTATTGATACGGCAGACTGGTTGAACTGGTTAGAGGAAGCAGATTCTCAGACGAAGACTTGGATACAAGAAGGTTCGTCAAATGATGTGAACTCCGTCCTTAGTAGGTTTAAGGCTGATATGGGGCAACCAGCTCCCACGCTGCAAGAGCAGGCTCTTGAGCGGGCTAAGACGGTTGCAGAACCGAAGATGCCCAAGGCTCGAAAGTCACAAATTAAAGGCGAAAAGAAACACTGGACCGTCGATGAGATTATGAGGATGCCAAACAAAGTGTTTGAAAAGCATCAAACAGAAATACTCAAAGCGATGGAGAGTGGGTCGATACGCCGCTAATCTCTTGTGAGGTAATAAAATGTCTTTTTCACAATTTTCAACGGGTGCTACATCTGAAGTAAACTTTATCCCAGAGGTGTTTTCCAAACTCCTTCAGGCTAAGTTCTACAGCAAATCAATTTTACCCGAAATCTCTAACACCGACTATGAAGGTGAAATCTCTGGTCAGGGCGACAAAGTTGTTATCCGTACAGTTCCGGCTGTAACTATCAACGACTACGCTGGCACTATCACTACTCAAGAGCTGACTACTGCTAAAGTAGAAATGCTTATCGATAAAGCTAAGTACTACAGCTTTAAAGTAGACGATGTGTTGGCAGCTCAGGCTGATATCAACATGTTGGAAGGCGCTTCTAGCGATGCTTCTGAAGGTATGCGTATTGCTGTTGAGACTGAAGTTCTTGCTGGCGCTGTAACTGGTGCTACTACTATCGGTTCACAAGCTGACGTAACTACTTCTAACATCCTAGAAAACATCTTGACCATGTCTAAGCAGTTAGACGAGTTGAACATCCCAGAAGAAGGTCGTTTTATCGTTCTTTCTCCTGAGTACATCTCTATGCTTAAGCAGTCAGAGCTGCGTCAGGCTTACCTGACTGGCGATGCCACTTCACCTCTCCGCAACGGTTTGGTTGGAATGGTTGACCGCTTCAAGGTTTTCCAAAGCAACATGATTTACAAGCCATCTACTGGCGCCGACGCGGGTTACACCCACGTTCTTGCCGGTCACCCTAAAGCGTTGTCCTTCGCGTCACAGTTCACTAACACTGAAACTGTTCGCATGGAAAGCACTTTCGGTGATCAAGTACGTGGTCTGAAAGTTTACGGCTCTAAGGTCGTTACTCCAGACGCGCTTGTAGTTGGTAAGTGGAACTAAGATAGACCAATGATCGGGGGAGGTTTTCCTCCCCCTTTTTGGCGAGACACTTATGAAAAAAGCTAACACGAAGAAAGACGAAGTATTCCTTCAAGCCAAAGAAGACTTTGGTGTAAAGCTGGATAGACGGTTAACGCTCGCGCAGCTCGAAGAGCAGGTGCAGCAACTAGCTAAGAATAAAGCAAACCCACAGCCAGCCCAGAAAGAACTCGTCCCAAAACGGGTTAAGAATGTGATTACCGGAAATGAGTTCGAGTACAACCCGATATTCAAAAACAACCCCGATTTACAAATAATTGAGTGGGAGACTGACAATGGCGACAACTAAGGTAGTAGATATTTTAGATCGGGCTGCAATTATTCTTCAGGATAATACGAACGTCCGGTTTCCAAATAGTGAACTTTTAAAGTTCTTTAATGACGCACAGAAAGAAGTAGTGCTACACCGACCCGACGCAAAGATGGTAAACACCACCTACGACTGCGTTGACGGTAGTAAGCAGACACTTCCAAGTGCGGCGTTACGATTGATTGAAGTAGTACGAAACGTGGGCGGTCGAGCCGTTACCCAAGTACAGAAGCGCATCTTAGATGAGACGCTACCTAACTGGCACGAGACCACAGCTGGCACCAACAAGATTGAACACTTTGTTTACGATCCAGCCGACCCCAAGAATTTTTATGTATACCCCAAGGGTGCAAGTGGCGCTCATTCTCTAGAGATTGTTTACAGTTCATCTCCGTCAGAAATTACGATTTCTAATTTCGATACAGATACAACTACAATCAGCCTAGACGATGTTTACGCTAACTGCATTCTGGATTACGTACTGTATCGCTCATATCAGAAAGACTCTGAGTTTGCAGGCAACGCACAGCGAGCAATGATGCACTATCAGAGCTTTGCCAATGCGCTTGGTGTGAAGACTCAGGCTGATGGAGCTACAACCCCAGTACCTGCCTCTTCCGGCATGGTTGGTGTTGCCTAATGAAGTATTCTGATTTTTCTCTGTACGTGCGCCCCGAGGCGCAAGGTGCTCCAGACTTTCTTATAGAGCGCTCAGTGCGTGACTCGGCAATTGATTTTTGTTCAAGGACAGATATCTATATTCCTGAGCCTGAGTTCATCACCGTCATTGCCGGTGTAAACGAGTACGCAGTATCACTGCCATCTGGTACAGAGTTAAATCACATACTTGATATATTTAACGACAAGAAGGCGTTGACCCCTATCAGCTACAGCCAGCTGCTTTTGCGGCTTGGCGATGAAAATACTCGGGGAACTCCCGCTTATTACGCTCAGAGAGACAACGCCGACTTCTATCTAGCCCCCATTCCGGCAGCTAAAAGTCGGCGTTGTCTCTCT